TCTCTAAAGGATCTGTGCTATGCCAAGAATTTTTTGAATTAGGTCGACAGATTATAAAAAATCCCCGCGAATTCGCCAATCAGTTTTTAAGTGAACACAGGCCTAAGGTAATTGGCACAGATGAAGCATTCGCATTGGCTGCTAACATACTAGACATCACTGACGACATTGCCTACGATTTACCATTTCCTCGAGTAGTGCATATGAAACCAATGCTGCAAAAATGGCCATGGCCGGCTGATACTTGGAGCGATCATGTGGGATTTTATCTTAATGCAGACGCTAGACTAAAGATAGGAAATTTTCAACAGAATGATATTGTGCATTACGTAGAGAAAAATTTAATCACAAATGAGTGTATACATATCTTGGAGACTAAAGCATGGAAACTATAGAAGATTTTGATAAATGGCTGAGAGAATACAAGCCACCAATTACACAGTATGTAGCGGTGTTTGATCCAAATACGGGTCAAGTTATCAGCGTGGGGCCAGATCATGCTTTTGCAGATCAAAAACATATAGTGCAGATATCACAAGAAATTGCTGAATCCATAATCACAGCTGAAATACAGATACACAACTGTCAAATAAATGTAGAGTCAGGACAGTTAGACATAGCTGAAAAAAAGACACTAAACAAATTAGATGATGTGTTGCATAGAATTCCTGATATCAAATATTCAGATCAAATTGAATCGGATATACATATAACATATAATTCAAAAAACAAATATTTGAAAATTCAACTGTCTACAGAATACGGCGGAACCAAAAAATACAAAGGCAACGACGGAACAAGAAAATTTATTTGGGATGGTAGCACCGATCTGGATTTTTTAATCACAGATTACAACGATCCCAACTTGATTTTTCAGATGTTTTCTGTTAAACTAAATGAACTAATAGGGCATAATGTAACAATTAAAAATATTGACTATGATAAGTTTAGTGTGTATACAAGACGCCTATTTAAAAATTATGTGATTGAATATAAATGAAAGTAATTGAATTTGATGTAGTTTTTTTAAGTTACGACGAACCTAACGCAGATCTGCATTATGCTGACTTGTGTAATAAAGTACCTTGGGCTAAACGTATTCACGGAGTCAAAGGATCAGACCACGCCCATAAAGCCGCAGCAGAAGCCAGTGAAACAGATTGGTTTATCACTGTTGATGCTGATAATATTGTAGATCCTAGATTTTTTAATATCGACCTTGACATGAGTGATCCCAAGATACAGGTCTATGGTTGGTGCGGCCGCAATGCAATTAATGGTCTTCGATATGGCAACGGTGGATTGAAAATCTGGCGTAAAGATTTTGTTCTTAACATGAAAACGCATGAAAACTCCAACAGTGATCGCGGCCAAGTAGACTTTTGTTGGGAAGATGGGTATAGAAATTTTCCATTGACGTTCAGTGAAAGCGTTATCACAGGATCACCATTCCAAGCATGGAGAGCAGGATTCCGTGAAGGTGTTAAGATGACTTTGCTAGACGGGGTCAAAGTTCCTCCTATGGAAATTAAAGAACGCATATGGTGGCACAATATCCATAGACTGCGCATGTGGTCAACTGTGGGTGCTCACGAAGAAAACGGAATTTATGCAGTATATGGTGCTAGATTAGGAACATGGATGGCTAATTGCACACAGTGGAATTATGTCGATGTTCGAGATTTTGAAATACTCAGAGATATATGGAATCAATACGGTAAACCGTATGAAGATGTAAACGGTGATGGTCTAGTAGATGAGATTAAAAATTTAGGCGAAAAAATAAAAATGAGTTTGGGATTAGATTGGCCGTTTCTTGATGCGCAGCAAAGTAAATTTACTTTAGATTTGTATAATGAAACCATGAATCTCAACGACACTTATTTTAAGATGCCGGTGCCAGCCAATGTATGATATTTTTTATGTTTCAAAAGGCGAAGGAAATACTAAAGATTGGAATGCAATAAAGTCTAGGTATCCCCTTGCTCAAAAATTAACAAACATAAAGTCTTACGAAGAAATTCGATCTAAATCTTTTACAAAAATGTTCTGGGTAATCTGGGACGATATAAATCTTACAGAATTTAATTTATTAGATTATAAAGCCACTAAGTGGGATGACATGTATGTTCACGTTTTTAAAAACGGAGAACACTATGATGGTATTTGTTTGTTTCCTAAATCGTTGACGATTTCTCAGCGTGAATTTCATCATAGATTTTTTACAGCTAAAAAAGAAATTGATATTGTTGCTAGTATTCCAAAACAATATAAAACATACAGTCCTAATACATTCAACGAATACCAACACATAACCGACGACATGTTTTGGCTAGTATGGCCAGAAGTTACTGTAACTGACAAATCAATTTTTGACATATATTTTAGTCATCATAATAGTTATGACCGCAGAGAAAATCATGTATTTAAAAATCTCTGCAATAGTGTTGAATCTTATCTCAGCGGAGTAATCCTTTGCAGCAAATATAAACCTTTATCAAATCGAGAGTTTGATAAACAGTATGCTGTAGATAAAAAAGAGCACAACAAAGTTGTCAGCAAATATCAATACCCAGTTTATAAAATTAATTCTTATGCTGATTATTTAGAGATTATTGACAATGAAAAACAACAAATGTTTTGGTGTCAGTGGCCTAGTATAGAAATTATTGACGATACAATATTTGATTTTTATCTTGATCCTAACAATGGTGCATTAGATTATGATAGGCAAGAAAATCATGTATTTAAAAATTTATGCAATGATAAAGAATCATATCTAAGCGGAGTTGTTTTATTTTCTAAATCTAAAATTATTTCTAAGAAAGAATTTGATAGAAAATATTTAATTGACAAAAAAGAACATACCCGCATAGTTAGTAGGTATAGATATAATCGATACAATATTTCCAGTTACGAAGAATATAAACAAATTATAGAAACAGAAACTCAACCTTTATTCTGGGGTATCTGGCCCGAAATAGCTGTTACAGATAATTCTGTTTTTGATTTATATTTTGATCCCAATGACGGAAAATACGATCAAGATAGAAAAACAAATCATATGTTTAAAAATTTGTGTAACGATAAAGAAACTTATCTTTGTGGATTAGTATTGTTTTCAACAACACAAGTTATTTCACAGAAAGAATTTAATAGAAGATATTTAATAGATAAAAAAGAACATGCAGAAGTTGTAAGCCGTTACAGATATAATAGATATGTGTTATCGTCATATGACGAGTATACCGACATTGTTAAAAAAGAAACCCAACCACTATTTTGGGGAATCTGGCCCGAAATAGATATTATCGACGAATCGATATTTGATTTATATTTTGATCCCAATGACGGAAAATACGAACACGATCGAAAAGAAAATCATACATTTAAACACTTATTCAATGAAAAAGAAATTTTTGTTAACGGTGTAGTGTTATTGTCTAAAGATAAAATAATTGGTCAAAGAGAATTTAAACACAGATTTTTAATTGAGAAAAAAGAACATGATAGATTAGTATCTAAACATTCTTTATATGATGTTGTTTTTATTTCTTATAACGAACCCAATGCCGATGAAAACTGTAACAAGTTATTAGAAATGTGTCCAAGAGCAAAACGTATTCACGGAGTTAAAGGAATTCACCAGGCGCATATACAAGCAGCTAAAATGTGCAATACTGACATGATATGGATCGTTGACGGTGATGCTATTGTCGAAAATGATTTTAATTTTAATTTAGTTATGAGTAGTTACGACATAGACTGTGTTCATGTTTGGAAAAGCCGCAATCCTATTAACAATCTAGAATACGGCAACGGAGGTGTTAAGTTATTACCAAGACAATTAACAATATCTGTTGATGTTAATTCGCCCGATATGACCACTAGCATATCGAAAAAATTTAAAGCTATGAATACTGTGTCTAACACGAATTCATTTAACACAGATGAATTTGCTACATGGAGATCAGCATTTAGAGAATGTTGTAAACTAGCTAGTCGTGTAATCGAAAGACAATACGAGGAAGAAACTACACATCGTTTAGATGTATGGTGCTCAGTTGGTGTTGATAAACTATTTGGCAAATATGCAATTAAAGGTGCTCAGGCAGGTAGAGAATACGGCGAAACTAACAAAAACAATCCAGAGGCCCTTAAGAAAATTAATGACTTTGATTGGTTAAAGGAACAGTTCAGTGGAATACAATCGTAATATAAAAGGCAACGAACTTAAAGAGATTAACGGTAGATATGAATCTCGATATCTTGCTGATGCTGACTACGTGTATAAAGAACTAAACAAAGTTAGTCCGAGCTTTTGTCTTGCTAAATGGTATAATGTTAGTCTACACATTCCTACGGGAAAAACACATAGTTGTTATCATCCTAGGACACATCAAGTTCCTTTAGAAGAAGTTCGAATTGATGTTAGTGCATTACATAATACAAAATATAAAAAAGAACAACGCAAATTAATGTTAGCTGGAGAACGTCCTAAAGAATGTGAATTTTGTTGGCAGATAGAAGATAGTGGTACGCAGTTAAGTGATCGTGCATATCGAAGTAAAGATGTTTACGAACACGGTTTAATAGAAGAAGCACAGTTAGTAGAAAATCCTAATCCACGCTACGTTGAAGTAAATTTTAATCAAGCCTGTAATTTTAAATGTAGTTATTGCAGCCCTCATCTAAGTACAGCATGGCACAACGATATTCAACATAACGGTGCGTTTATTTTAAAAGATCGTTGGCACAATGATATTAATTGGATGAAGAGTCTTAACATAGATAACGGGCCAAACAATCCTTACTTGCTAGCGTTCTGGGAATGGTTGCCACAGATATATCCAACACTACATACATTCCGTATGACTGGCGGTGAGCCATTGATGGATAAGAACACGTTCCGTATGTTTGACTATGTTAAAGAACATCCTAAAGAAGATCTGCATCTAAGTATTACTAGTAACTGTTGTCCGCCGGGTGATCAGTGGGCTAAATTTATGACTAGTCTTAAAGAGATTACAGATGTAGATGCAATTGATCATTTTATGTTGTATTGTAGTTTAGACTCTTGGGGTAATCAAGCAGAATATATTCGCAACGGTATGGATTTTAATCTACTGTATAATAATGTATGTGATTATTTGCAAAATAGTGATAAACACAGTTTAACATTTATTATAACTTTTACCGCATTAAGTTATACAGGATTTTATTCTTACATAGAAAATATTTTAAAACTTAGAAAACAATATAACAAAGGACGTCAATTAGTTTGGTTTGATGTTCCACAGTTATTAGATCCTGATTTTTTAAATCCTAAATTATTACCAGAAATGGTTAGTGAATTAGAACGCACTATAGAATTTATGAAATACAATCCTGAAACACGCTGGAACGAATTTAAAGGATTTAGTGATTTTGAAATTAGTAAGGTTCAGCGTTTAATTGATTGGATTAAATCGGATACAGGTTTTAATCGTGAGCTGGCGATGGAAAATTTTTATTTGTTCTTTAGCCAGCATGATGCACGTAGAGATACAAATTTTTTAAATACTTTTCCAGAGTTAGAAAATTTCTGGAAAGAATGCGAGGTAAAATGCAAGAAAGCAATACACAAGCAATGACGATTTTCATATACGGTGATAGTTTTAGCATGTCTAGTGAAGTGAGATGCACTTCGTGGATTGATCAATTACATGGAAAACATCAACTAATAAATCGATCAATTGCAGGTGCAAGCAATCATTATATATTTTTAAGATTCATGGAAGACTTAGACCGTATAACACCTGACGATTTAGTTGTTTTTTGTTGGTCTGAGAATCAAAGATATTATCAGAAAGATTCTAAGAAGACACAAGAAATTCACCAGTTGTATCATAAACACTTTTATAATCAACGTCTTCTTGAAATGCAGTCTGATATGTATTTGGATAAGATCGAAGCGGTTGTTAAAGAACGAAAGATCCGCATGTTGTTTTTCTGGGCTTTCCCTTCCGGATACGGTGATTCGAGCAATTGGGTATCTACTAAATTTGTATCCGAGGATAGCTTAGTTTATTCGCACACATTTGAAAACGAAGTTAGGCCAGCTCTGATATATTTCTCTAGAATAGAAATACCAAAAAAATATTTAAACACAGAAGAAAAACTGCTTGAGTTTGCCTCTAAAGATATGAGACCTAATCATATGGCTAACCAAAAATTGCACGACGAACTATTTAAAATAGTAGATGATGTTTTTCATCATAGACTAGCAGGTCAAATTAATTTAAAAAACAGGTTACATAATGAGTCATAAATTACAATATATTAAAAACGTAAGAGATAGATTAAACAAAGTCGGTACGGGATTCTGTGCAATGAAGTGGTTGCACCAAACTCTGTATCTACACACCGGTGATAATCACAGTTGCTATCATCCGCGCCCACATCATATTGGTTTAGATGAAATTGCAGCAGATCCTAGTGCATTACACAATACAAAATGGAAAAAAGAACAGCGTAAAACCATGTTAGAAGGCGGTCGCCCTAACGAATGCCAATATTGTTGGAATATTGAAGATCTACCAGGCGAGCATATCAGTGACAGAATGATACATAGTTCCAGTGATTTCAGCGAACCACTGATTGAAAAACTAGCAGAATTACCTTGGGATGCTCCGGTTAATCCTCGTTACTTAGAAGTGAGTTTTGGTAACGGATGTAATTATCGTTGCGGTTATTGCTGCCCACAAGCAAGCACCATGTGGACAGAAGAAATCAAGAAGCATGGTAATTACGATCTAACCTATAATCAGTATGGCATTGAGTTTATGACCAACGGAACATACTACGGTCCTAAAGACGAAAATCCCTACATTGAAGCATTCTGGAAATGGTGGCCAAGTTTAAAAAATGACTTACATACTCTGCGTATTACTGGCGGCGAACCTCTAATGAATCCAGGGGCTATGCAGTTTTTTGATTTGCTAGAAACAGAACCAAGTCCTCATTTAGAAATTACATTAAACAGTAATCTAGGTGTAACCTTTGATCGTGTTGACAGACTTATTCAAAGAGTAACTAGTCTTGTTCGTCAAAAGAAGATCCGTAAATTTAGTTTCTTTACAAGCATTGATAGTTGGGGCGAGCAAGCAGAATATATGCGTACAGGACTTAAATGTGATCACTGGGAACGCAATATGATAGAAGTAATCAAGGCAGGTGCTACTGTAAATTTGATGTGTACCTATAATGTCTTGTGCGTTACTAACTTTCAACAACTATTAGAAAAGGTAATCGAATGGCGCGAGAAGTTTGGATTTGAGTCAGTGTCTTTTGATACACCGTACTTGAAAGAACCACCACATTGGATGATTAACATTCTCACAGATGATTTTATAGCACATCAAGAACGTCAATTACAATTTATTGTAGACAATAAAAAATGGTTCACCGACGTCGAATATGAAAAAATGCTTCGTGTTACAGACTATATGAAAGAGAATCCGGTAAGCAAAGAAAAGATTCATGCTGGCAGAAGAGACTTTTATAGTTTTTTTAAAGAAAATGACAAACGTCTAGGTACAGATTTACTAAAGACATTTCCAGAATACACAGAATTTTATAATCTGTGCAAACAAATTTACGAAAATTATGACAAATAAATCCACTTACTGTGTGAATCCATACATGAATCTAAGTATTCATCCTAAAGGCATAGTTAAAACATGCTGCATGAGTACTCGAGAATTGGTTACTGACTCAGGGAAGACTACCATTAATAATGCTAGTATTTTGGAGTTTTGGAATAGTAAAGATCGTCAACAAATGATTAGCAATCTTAATAACGGGGTTAAAATACCGGAATGCACATTTTGCTGGCAAGAAGAGGAAGCCGGCAAGGAAAGCAAACGAATTAGAGACAATAAAACGTATGCAAGTATTATTACTGATAGTGACATGTTACCAGTAGTTGTAGACCTAAGTATGGGAAATCTATGCAATATAAAATGTAGGATATGTAGCCCAACACACTCTACTCCTTGGATGATTGAAGAAGCTAGTATACATTTTCCAAATAATAAACAAGCATATTTAAAACAACCGAGGTGGCAAACTGTTAAAGATAGTTTTGATTACGAAAATAAATTTCTGTGGGATGATATTACTGCATTATTGCCCAATGTAACTAAATTTGATTTTGCCGGAGGCGAACCTTTTTATATCGAAAAACACTGGAGTATTGTAAACAAATGCGTTGAGGAAGGGTGGAGTAAAAAACAACACATTCATTATAACACTAATGGCACTATCTACCCAGAGAAATATATGTCATTGCTAGAAGAGTTTAGACTTGTGGATATACAAATCAGCAGTGATGGTGTCGGTAAGAAATTTGAATATTGCCGTCATCCAGCTGTTTGGGAAGAAGTAGAAGAAAATATTGATAAGTTTATTTCTGCAAAAAATAATAGCAAAACTGAATGGTTGCTATCTGCTTGTATTTCTGTTTCAGCATTTAATGTATATGATTTTTTTGAAACATTTGAGCATTATGCCAGCAAGGGCATCGGTATATATGTTAATATGGTGCACGATCATCATAGTATCAAAGTGTTGCCTTGTGAATTAAAACAATCAATAATTAATAGACTCAATGCATCTGAATCTAAATATCTGCCACAACAGTGGAACAATGATAGAAATATGGTTATACAATACCTATCTAACACAGAATTTTTTGAATCAGACTGGATTAATTTTTGGGCAGAACTCGAAAAGCGAGATACAATAAGAAAAGAATCTTTCAAAGAGATCTTTCCTGAATATTTCAACGAAATTAAAAAATACTTATAGGATATAATATGTGGAATGATGCAGTAACACAGGTTCATTGGGAACCAACAGACAAATGTAACAGTGGATGTTCTATGTGTCCAAGATATGATTCAAAAGGTTTTGAGATAAGCACATTAGAAAATAAAGAATGGACTTTAGAAAGTTTTAAAAAAGCATGGTCTGTAAAATTTTTATCGCAATTGCAAAAGATACTTGCTTGTGGTAACTTTGGTGATCCTTGCGCCTGTAGAGAATTTGTAGACATATATGAATACTGCAGAGAAATCAATCCAGGCATGGGGCTTGCCTGTAACACTAACGGTAGCCTTAGAAATCCAGCATGGTGGAGTCGGTTAGGGGCTGTGATGCGTGAAGATCAAAATCTAGGTAACTACTGTACGTTTAGTCTAGATGGACTTGAAGACACAAATCATCTTTATCGTCGAAATACCAACTGGAAAAAAATCATGGAAAACGCCAAAGCATTTATTGATGCTGGCGGTGTTGCTCATTGGGATTTTATTGTATTTGAGCACAATGAACATCAAGTTGAGGAAGCTAGAGAACTAGCACGTTCTATGGGCTTTAAGAACTTTAACGTTAAAAGAACTACCCGTTGGGCAAAATACAAAGACGGTGTTGGGTCATATCCTGTTTATTCCAAAGGCATACACTTGTATGATCTTAAACAACCCAATGAAGATAAATTCAAACACAACTTTGAAGATTCGCAATACTTCAAGCAGAGCAAATATCAAAGTATCACGCTGAATGATTTTAAAAATATGGTAGGTATCAAGAATGGGGACATGAGATTTGTAAATGGAAAATGGGAAACTATTGATCTAGATTCACTTAACATAGCGTGCCGCGCAGTCAAAGATGCTAGAATGCATCAACCGCACAATGAAATATTTGTAAGTGCAGGAGGACATGTTGCTCCTTGTTGTTTTTTAGGTTCCGAGCCTATGATAGATACCAAAGTTAAAGACCGAGACGAAAATTATATCAGTATGATTAATGCTCAAGGTGGACTACATAGACTTAATATGCATATCAACGATATCTACGACATACTGCAATTAGATATTTTCCAGAAATGGATTCCCGACACGTGGGATAACGAAAATGGTAATACTTCAATGCGTCCAGCGAAATGCGGACAATGCTGTGGTGTAGAATTTAATGGTCTCGATTTTGGAGAACTTGGAAACAAAAAAGATTCATACATTATCAAGGAAAACAATGAATAATTTATGTGTCTTACCTTTTAATAGCATAAGCATAGATGCAGTCGGGCAATTTAGAGCTTGTTGTAGCAGTGGAACCAATGGATTCAAATTATATGCCAAGGATTTAACTCCTGAAGAATTCATTAATAATAAAAAAATTGTAGAACTAAGACAGGATTTTTTAAATGGACAAAAGCCTAGTAACTGTGATCGATGCTGGAACATGGAGGCTATCGGGAATCCTAGTTTTAGACACGTAGCAAATGAAAATCAATCTTATGGAATAAAAAATAACAAGACGATTGAATTTAAAAGTCACATAGGTTTTGAAAATATACAGTATCTTGATATTACACTAGGAAATAAATGTAATCTCGCCTGTCGAATGTGCAGTCCTTATAGCAGTTCTTTAGTTGCCAAACAATGGAATATCATTAATAAATCACAGGGTCACAAGGAAATCATCGAATTTGATAGATCTACCAAAGACAAAATACTTGACACAATCAACAAATCTGTTAACTTAACAGAAATATACATGTTGGGAGGAGAACCACTGGTATCTGAATTTCACGATGAGATTGTTGAACTGCTCATTGCGAACGGTAGATCAAAAAATTTAATCTTGCATTACAATACAAACCTACAAATTGATGCTGAACGTAAATTAGAAGTATGGGAAAAATTTAGAAATATAGATTTAAGCATCAGTATAGACGGCCATGGTGATACTTATGAGTATATAAGGTGGCCTGGAAATTGGGCTAAATTACATAAAAATATAAACCTTGTAATTGATTATTCTAAACAGAATAAGAATATACTACCTGGAATAGCCACCACTGTGCAAAATTTAAATGTTGATAACTTAGACCAACTTATTGATAGCATGCATGAACTATCAGATAATAAACTCAGCTTTTATTTTATTCCGGTAGTTCAATTCAATGAGCTTGACATAACACCCTTGCATGTTTTGGAAGAGTCACACAGCAAATTACAAAAGTATAGAAATACATCGTTGCATCGAGCAGATGAATTATTAAATATGATTAAGGAAGCAATAGATAAATCTAAAAATGTGGACTCTAAAAGGGTGGTCGAATTTTTTAAAATGCAAAAAAACTATGATATGATACGTAATCAAAATTTATTCAAAATCAAACCTCATTTTATAGAATACGCAAAACAATTCAAGGTAAACACATGGTAAAACTTACTATCAAAGAAAATACATTTAATGTAAAAAGAATCGTAGCATTCGGTTGCAGTTTTACAGCCGGGACCGAAATACTAGATTATCAATTAAATCCCTATTTTGTAGATTTAAAAAATAAATTAGATGCGTATCAGTGGTGGGAAAAACTTAAAAAAGATCCAGATCAGATGAAGCTACAGCTAGAAATTCGAAAACAAGAACCCAACCATTCTTGGCCGGCACATCTAGCTTCTTACTTGGGTGTGAACTTTATAAATTATGCAAAGCCTGGTAATAGTAATGAACTCATGTGTTGGCAGATAGAACAAAAATTAAATTCGGGAGAAATTACCGATGACGATTTAATTTTGGTCGGAACAACCGGAACCCAGCGATCTATGTTTTTCTCTAGTACCTATCCAGAACCTGTGCCGTTTTTACTTTCAAATATCGAATCGTACAAAGTCGAACTATCAGAACATATAACAAAATATTTCACAGACGATAGACTCTTGTGGAATTATTATAGAGATTTAAAAGTATTCGAATCAATAAAACAGAAAATAAATGGCAGATTGTTTGTGATCCCTATGGAACAAATTCGTGAAGAATTATGTCTTTGGCCCAGCACACACGCTTACGGCACATATCGGGTAGCGTCACTTGAGAATGCTTTATTTTTTAACAAAATAATAAATCAATTACATAATTCTCAACTATTTGCAACTACAGATTGTTGTTTATACGATTTTAAAACGGAAAAAACTACATTACCACATGGACATTTAAATGAGGATGCTCATAAATCTTTCGCCGAACAGCTTTACAAAGAGCATGTTATTATCAACTAACCAGAATAGAGAAATTGTTCTGCTATAATTTAATTAATGGATTTGTTATTATTGCACATAGATCAAGTTTCCAGAGTCCGTTGTGTTCGATATTAAAATAGACTAATTCTAAATGATGTTCTTTGGCAAATCTGTTGGCACACTTGTTAATATGTTCATACATACAATCGTCGACAAATATAATACCGGGCTTCATGTTCGCATAACAATATTCTAAGTCAGTTTTTAAAACTTCGTCCTTATGGCTACCATCGAGTATTATACAACTCATTTGAGAAATATCAACATTATGCACTACATCTGTAATTAACGTAATATTATCGCACTCTTTTTTATACAATTTTTGAATATGTCTAAAAGATGCGGGCTCTAACATAAGTTCGGGATACTTCGATCGTAGGTGCATTAAATGATCTGAGAGACCTTTCATTGCGAAGTATTCTTCAAAGTTGCTAGGGTCAACGGTTGTTATTGAATTGCTTGGGAATTCTTTTGCTAGTATATATGTAGTGCCGCCTGCAAATGTTCCAATTTCTAATATTTGTGTTAACTTATAATCATTGATTGCTTTGATAATAGGTGTTAACTTATTCATGGGCATCAACGACATTGGTCGAGATGTTAAAATCTCTATTACTTCTTTTTCTACAGATGAATCATCGACTCTATACATAAGTAAATCTAACAATGCTTTTAATCATCTAGAACAATTTATTAGTTTCGCTGGCAATATCAGTTTTCAAGCGGGTCACATCAACTTTAAAATCGATCTTTTTGATTTCATCCTTGTATTCTTGGAGTGTGTTAAGCAATACGTCAGCGATGCTTTCGGAAGTTTGTTTAGTCAATTCATTTTTTACATCGATTTCCCATACTCTGCCATCTATAAAATCCAGTCGTACTGAATCCAGATAGGCTACCGGCATGGTATTCATGTAGAGATCTTCAAAAACCTCCGGCCATTCTTTTACAAGATGGCGCGGAGGTTTGAACAAGGGATTAGGCATCAGCAGTTTCTTCTACCTTTTTAACTTTTTTAACAGTGGGATCGAGTTCTTCCGCTTCTTTGCGTAATCTTGCTGCTTCTTTATACATAGCATCAGCTTGGCTACGATATGATTTTGCTAGATCCTTGTCAGTTAGTACAGCATCGGTTGCGGCCTGCGCTCGTATAGGAGCAGGTATATCTGAATCTACCGCAGGAATCGTATCATTTACTGTGGCTGCATTTTTAACTTCAGCTTTAGCAGACGGAGCACCTGCTACAAATGTGCATAGATCATCTACGGTGCAGTTTTTCTGTTCTGCTATCAGCGTGTTAAGATTAGCCAACAGCACAGTATCGTTGGTAGTAGGTGTCATCATTACAGCATCTGTGGCTACTTTAATCAATCTGCCATCTGCTTGCATGGCCCGCAACATAGGTCTACCATCCGGGAATGGGCGTATGTGCATGATTTCGCCAAACTCAAATGCATCCTGCGCTTGTTCTGTTTCTACCAAAGTCATAATCGAATCATGATATTGATCTGGCAGTTGAGCTACAGGTAATACTAGAGCCATGTTTGACTCTCCGGGCAACGTTCTAAACACTACCAATACCTTGGCACCTGTGTTTTGAATTCTACCTATGTGTTTAAGGCTTTTCATTTAGGCTTCCTTTTTAGATACAGCTTCAAGGAAGGAATTTAGTTTGTTGAAACTTTTACCAACTGCTTCCAATTCTGCTGCTTTGAACGCTCCTCTGCTTGTTGCAACTTCGATGATATTTTTTACGGCTAACAGATCGCTGATATTTAAATCAGGACCTTGTGCTGCAGGTGCTTCTGTTGCCGCAGGCGCTGCTTGGGCTGGTGTCTCTACGACTTGATCTTTAACTTCTTCTGACATTAGTTTCTCCTTAGATGTGGGCATGCAAGCATGAAATAGGTTAATTCTTTTTGATCTTCAAAACCTACGAAATGCGAAGATCTTAAATTTCCACTCTGGTCTAGAGCAGGTTTTTTGCAGATATAATATCTGCCCTTGAGTTTGACTTTGATCCAATCTTCGATGCCTTCAAATATTTCAGATTCTGAAATATTCAATTCAGTGAAATGTGGGGCCACAGTCTTCAGCTTTCGCTGTTGTAGTACGTCCATTGGATTAAGGTCAAACATAGTGAAAATATTTATACAGGGGGATTACTCGGGGGTAGATTCTTGGCTAAGTCTTTTACTCATGGCTCGATTGTGTCCTAGCTTTCTAACATCTCCACTAAGAAGATATAACTCAAATGCAGCTTTTTCTTTCATTACTATAATGTGTTTTTTATTAACAAAGAAAGGAGAATCAATGTAGTTATCTAACCAAAGCAGCACCTGCGGAGTGAATGCAAATTCTTTGGGAAATTCTATTTTGTAGGTTTTAATTTTGGCATATTTCTCAATGAATTCGAGAGCCTGTTCAGTTAATCTTAAACCACCTTGATCTTTTTTCCTAAAACTCCACCACCATACAGCTTTGTAGTCTTTGATGTTTTTTTCATTAACCGGTAATTCTGCTGCCTGCAAGAACGCCTTGGTGTAGGCATCTTTGTTCATGTCATTTAATCTCTTCACCTGCAGTGAGTTTATATACAGCAAAGTCTTTGGTCTTGAACAATCGATTTAATTTCTTTGCCAGATTATGTGCATGACCTGGATTTGAAAATGAGACTTTTTTATATTTTGGTCCGGGATAGCTGGCTACCAAACTACCGCTCTTGAGATTGAAAGGTTGGCCGTTATAGAACACAGCCCAGATAGCTTCTGAATCGAGAATTTGCTCAACCTTGTAGGTTTCTTTGTTAGCATATTCTAAAAGAATTTTAGGTTTGGGTCTACTCATATACGTGTTCCTAATTAACCACGTATATATTTATATCTTTTTAGAACTTGCCGCCGTCGAATTTTACGTCTATTTGAGTGGTTGATTCTTTGATTGCTGCCAGCATTTGATGTATTTCGCCCACAGTCTTGCTTAGTTTAGCAGACATGAGTGCCAGTTCTGTGGTCAGATCACGTGCTTCTTGTAAACTAATGCGTATTTCTTTTTGTTGACTGCGTTCAGCTACTTGAATTCTCTGCAACAGTTTCTGTATAGTGGGCAGTGTATCTGGTAGATTATTTTGCAACATTAGCCAATACCTGTTTCATTTCTAATTCTGTTTTGAACGGACCTTTATATGGATATCGTTCCAGTGTGATTTTTTTTGGACAAAAACTTTTAACCCATCCTTTGTCAAATTTTATACAGTAGTAACCTGCACAGTATAGACTCTTGGAATCGCTGCTCTTGGTGAATAGCGGCAGTTTCTTACGAATATCAAACATGGCATTGTGAGGTTCGGCACTGGTGGAGTATCCATGAACCTCATTAGGTAGAGCTGTGTCGGCTTCCTTGACAATTTTTACTGTGAAAAACTTTTTACCAAACTGACGAGTTAGACTGTCTTTGGTTTCGTAAATTTTCACACCCGACTCGTTGCTCATAAAAAATCTATTGTCGTCGTCTTTTCTCAGAGTGGCAATCTTCTCACCGTTCTCCTCTACGATCCAAAATTTATTTGCTATGATAGGTTTAGCATGTATATCTGTCATTGTGTATACCTCGCATTAAGTGGTTCTGCATAACTCTGTGCCTGATCAGCAATCTTTTTCAAGTCCCACAAATTACAGAACTTGATCAATCTTATACCTACTTGACTCACATTCTTTTGTTCGGCGGTTGCAGTAGAAATGGTATTTGTAATTATTTCTTTGATGTTATCTGGCTGATGACTTAGATCAATCAGTCGACGATTGCGTTCATAATCTTCTAAGACTCTATGTTCTTTGCCTTCGTGATCGGACCATCTCTGTAACATGAGATTGTTCCACGCAAATCCTTTGCTTTTACGATCTTCGAACGCTTCACTAAGACCCACTTTTTTGCTTGTGCCTTTAGTACGCACACCTGGATACGCTGAGAAGACATTATCACTGGTATCACCACGCATGCATTTTTCGAACAACAGCCATTCTGGGTTAGGTGCAGGCTTAGGCTCTTGTGTTTTTTTGTCAATGATAGGTTTGCCTTTGTCATCAAATATTCCTTTGTCAGTGATAACATGTTCCATAACACCATTGTATTGTGTGACATTGGGTGCAATCAATTGAACGAAGTCTGTGTCTGTGCTGATGATCACATGTTTGTCATTTGGATGTGTTTGTATCCACCCTGCAATTAAATCATCAGCTTCTAGTTGCGGATTTTGCAAAACAGTGCAGTTAGTCTTTTCTGCAATAAATTCTTTGAACGTGTCAAATGCTTCCCAGAAGATTTTGTCTTCTTCTTGTTCTTTTTCTGTGTGTGCGGCACGAGCATCTGAACGATTACGCTTGTAAGGAGCATAGTAGTCCTTGCGCCACGATCTACCCTCTAAACAGAAGATAACATGACTACCTTCGAACTGCTGCCATGCTTTGCGAATACTGTTTAATGTGATGTGAAATGCCATGCCTAGTTTGATATCAGCGTCACCGTTGATAACGTGACGAGCACGAAAGAATGTGTTTGCTGTATCAACTAAGATATAATTCATAGATTATCTTTCTTCACTGTTTTAATATCAATTACGCCTGTGTTTACAGGACCGCCGAAATCGCCATCGACTACTACATTGGCACACAGTTCACGGAACCAACGATCTATAATTTCTTCGTCTTTGTCTCCGTCCTCACCATATCCCTCTTGCTTTAATTTTAACACAAAAAGGTCGTTCCAGTCAAGCTCAAAAAAGCCATTACGAACATTATCTTTGTTGACATGTGTTTCGATTACGCCTACCCACGGTTCTTTTTTACGTGTTGCACGTTCTTTTGGAGATAATTTGGCCTGTGCCTCTGCTTCTGTAGCACGTTCGGCAGCTTCAGTGGCTGCTTTGGCTGTTTCAGAGGCTTGTGCTGCAATGCCTATTGATCGTTCTGCTTCTGCTCTGATCTTGTCAATACCAAATAATTTTTCAATCCATTTATTCATCATGTTCCCCATTCATTTTTAAACAATGGCACCTGCAATCTGTCTGAATATCTCAGTCCATGTTTCATTGCCAGTTCTGCTACTCTGCGGTTATTTAGTGTGTATACACTTTCAACCCCGCCCACAGGCATGAGATAAACATTACCAGTGAAACCTTCTGCACGATAGATATCCACAGCTTCTAGAGCTTCTTCTGCATCACCTTCAGTGGCCACTACTAATTTGAGATATACATGACCAGCTTCTTGATATTCACAGACTATGTCTGGGCGTATAGCTTCACTAGGCTGTTCTCCTGAACAACTGAGTTTGGCACTGACCGAGAATGTAACTTCTCTACTGGCAAAAGGAGGATTCTGTGCCCATTCTTGTAGATATTTTTTAAACTCCGGAGTTAGCTTTTGAGTACCGTTGGTTTCAAAAGTAATTTCTTTAAGACCTGTCATACTCAGATGATTCAACAGATCCGGATAAGCACGTTGCCAACCTAACAACGGTTCACCGCCAGTGATAACCAAGTGTTCATCTTCCCAACGCTTGTAAGGTAATATTTCCATGATGCGTTCTGCAATCGCATCAGTTGTTAGCATGGGCGAAAGATCTTTGAATCTAGGATCCCAGCTGGCATAGCTATCACAACCTGTGCTTACTAATGGTAAGTCTTGATATTTAAAAAACTTCTTAATATCGGCCGCAATAAAATCACGCTCCTTGCTTTGTTCACCACGTGACATACCAAAGCCGTCACAAGTAAAGTTACATCCAAACGTGCGTAAGAACACACTAGGGACACCCATATATCGGCCTTCGCCTTGTATGCTGTAAAAAAGTTCTGCTATTTTTATTTTGCTCATAGTTTATTATACACTCTTTTTTTGTAATTGCCAAGAGCCATTGCCCTGATCTAGCCATTCTAATGTGTCGCCTTCGCCCCAACCTTGCAGATCCAATACTTCCTGTGGTATTGGCATAATGAGATCACCAGTATCGGGATCTTCTTCAAGAGTAACTGTCCATCGAGTCATGTTATCATTCCTGGTTGTGATCTACGCTTACGACATTCTTGTTTTACTTCATTAGGAACATCAGGATGCCATTCGGATATACTGCAATCGTATACCTTATATTCTGGCACG